GTATAAGGGGTGGCCGGATGATGGAGCTTGCGGAATTGACTATGAGTTTCTGAATACAGAAATACATGGTGACGCAAGAGTGAGTAACGATTTTGACGCTAATTTTGGCTGTGTTTACTGGGCCGCATAACGTTTTATCTCACGGGATTTTTGCAATTAAACCAAGAAATGAGGATTGAAAACATGAACAGGATAAAAACGGTGGTATGACTGGGTAGTTTATATTACTGCCTGTCAACCATTATTTTTATGTTTTTTATAGCTGTTTTTTACCCGTTTTATACCTGTTTTTTCATTTTCGCCAAAATGTCATGGTAGCATCCGGGCATGACAAACGAACTGACCCAAATACCCCCCGCGATAACCGCCGGTGATGCTGCAAACTGGCGGCTGGTGCTTCCTTTATATACTGCAAGCGATGGCTGGGCGGCGTCTTACGTACTAGTCAAGGCAACCAATCAAATAACAATCAACACCAGCGCCGACGGTGACGACCACTTGGTCAGTATTGCTAGCAGTACAACCGCTTCCTGGCCCCCAGGCGTTTATAATTACGCCCTGTATGCAACCAAGGACGGCGACCGGCAAAGTTTGGCCTATGGCACGGTGGAAATAACACCCGACTTTGCCAGTGCCACCGGCGGCATGGACGCCAGGACCCCAGCGGAACGCCGGCTCGAAAGTTTAGAGAACACTTACGACACACTGGCCGCCAGGCACCTGGCATCAAAATCCGGCGGCAGCGTTTCCACCACCGATAAGGAGCTTACCGAGCTACGCGAACAGATCAACAAGCAGCGGGCTGTTGTGGTGTGCGAACGCCGGAAAAAGCAGATACGAGAGGGTAAGCGGCCAGGCACAAAAATTAAAGTGAGGTTTATGCGATAATGGCCTTTCGTGACGCGATACATACAACACTTGGCAATATGGCCACCAGGCTGGAGCAACGCGGGCAGAACCGCACTGCCAGCAAGATGGCCGATAATAAGCCAATGACCAGGCGCAAAGCCCGGCGGGCCTATACGTCAGGGACGAACAGCCGCTTAACCGGCGAGTGGGCCGCGCCCGACATTACCGCCGACGAAGCCATTTTTCGAAACCTGGTTACAACCAGGGCACGCTCCAGGGACCTGGCCCGTAATAACGATTACGCAAAACGCTTTTTTTCACTTATCCGCACCAACGTTATAGGGCACCAAGGAATCCGGCTCCAAGTGCGGGCCAAGAACAGCAACGGCCAGGGCTACGATAAAGGGGCCAACGATAAGCTGGAATTTGCCTGGAAGGATTGGGGCCAGGTTGGCAGCTGCACCACGTGCGGCACCAAATCCTGGCGCGATGTGCAAAACCAGGCTGTCGACGGCATGGCCCGCGACGGCGAAATCCTGATAAAATTTGTTGCCCCATGGAAACACAACAAATACGGATTTGCCTTGCAAATAATTGAAGCCGATCAGCTGGACATCAGCAAAAACGAAACGTTGCGCGGTGGCGGCTCTATCCGCCTGGGCGTCCAGCGAGATGGCAGCGACCGGGTAACACATTACTGGATTACCGGCAAAGACGGCTTTTCAAAGCCCTACCCAGCCGCTGAATTTTTGCATTTGTTCCGGGGCGACCGGGTTGGTCAATCAAGAGGAATGCCGGAAACATCCACCCCGGCGGCCAGGCTCAAGCAGATTGATGCCCACGAAGAGGCCCACGTTGTCGCATCCCGTTTAGGTGCCAGCAAGATGGGATTTTTCACCAGCCCTGATGGTGACACCTATACAGGCGAGGACGTCGATGGCGAAGAGGGCGACCACGATATCATCACAGAGGCCGAGCCCGGCACCTTTGAGCAGCTACCGGAGGGAGTCAACTTTACCCCCTGGGACCCGCAATTCCCGGTTTCCACCTTTGCAGACTTTGAAAAAGCCGTTTTACGCGGTATCGCGTCGGGGTTGGGCGTTTCTTACCACAGCTTGGCCAACGACCTGGAAGGCGTCAACTATTCATCAATTCGCCAAGGCGAATTGACAGACCGCAACACCTGGCAGGATTTACAAGCGTGGCTGATCGAACATTTATGCCAGCCCATTTATAAATCCTGGCTTTCTTATGCTTTGCTCACCGATGCTATAAACCTTCCTTTTGGCAAAATTGATAAATTCAACGCGGCCATATGGCGGCCACGAGGCTGGTCATGGGTCGACCCGCTTAAGGAAAGCAAAGCAGCGAAAAACGACGTCGAGTGCGGTTTCAAATCAATTTACGACGTATGCGCGGAACGGGGAATGGACTTTGACGAGGTTATGGAGCAGAACAAACGAGCCCGCGAAAAAGCCGAGGCTGAAGGCTTTGTATTGCCGTTTTGGCCCAAAGAAAAAATGGAGACAGCAAAGCAATGAATCAACTGACACGCGACAAGATCAAGGAAATTACCAACCAGAAACACAGCCGGGCCTTTACTATGAAACTGGACCGGGCGGCTATCAACGAAGATGAACGCACCGTCGAGGCGTCTTTTTCTTCCGAGGATGAATACCGCCGGTGGTTTGGTATCGAGATATTAGGCCACGAAAAAGGCGAATACGACCTTGAATTTCTGGCGGGCGGAACTGCCCCGCTACTGGACCAGCACAACCACAGCAAAACCATAGGCGTTATAGAAAAAGCCTGGATTGATAAGGACCGCAAGGGGCGGGCCGTCGTGCGTTTCGGCAAAAGCGCAACAGCCCAGGAATATTTTGACGACGTCGTCGACGGGATACGCCAGAATATTTCCGTCGGGTATCAAATAACGGATATGAAACTTATAGAGTCAAACGAGGAAACCGGCGACAAGTACCGCATTAGCTGGGCACCCTTTGAAATCTCTTTTGTTTCCGTCCCGGCAGATAAGACCGTTGGCGTTGGCAAAAGCGACAACGGCCACCAATTACCACAACAACAGGGTACAAATACTATGACACCAGAAGAGAAAGCGGCAAAAGAAGCAGAGGCCAAGGCAGCAAAAGAGGCAGAGGCTAAGGCTGCACGTGTTGAAATGCAGCAGCAGTTTGAAACCGAAAAAAAAGACATCATGGCTATAGGCAAAAAACACGGCTTTGATAATGAAGCCCTTAACGCCATAGGCGATGGCAAAAGCCCCGCCCAATTCCGCGACTATGTCCTGGAAGAGCTGGCCAAAAAGGGCATGAAACCGGCGGAAACCAAGGACGTGGAAATCGGCCTGAGCGAGAAAGAGGCGGAAAGCTATTCTTTCCTGCGGGTCATTAACGCCCTGGCCAACCCGGCCAACAAAAAGGCCCAGGACGCCGCCGGTTTTGAGTTTGAGGCCAGCCGGGCGGTGGCCGATAAAATCGGCTCGACCCCCAACGGCGTGTTTGTGCCCCTGGATGTGCAAAAAAGAGAACTCACCGTCGGTACCGCCACGGCTGGCGGCCACCTGGTGGCAACGGAACTTTTAACCTCATCCTTTATTGATCTTTTACAAAACCGTATGCTGACCAAGCGTATGGGGGCACGGGTCCTGTCCGGGCTGGTAGGCGATGTTGCCATACCCCGGCAGACAGGCGGGGCAACCACCTATTGGGTGGGCGAGTCCACCGACGGCACCCCGTCCGACCAGTCATTTGACCAGGTCGCCCTGACCCCCAAAACCCAGGCGGCAATCACCAAAATTTCCCGCAAGCTCCTGCTGCAATCCTCACTTGATGTTGAGGCATTCGTTCGGGCCGATCTGGCCCTTGCCCAGGCCTTGGGCGGCGACCTGGCGGCCATTGCCGGGGCTGGCGGCAACGATCCGCTCGGTATAATCAATACCAGCGGTGTGGGATCGGTCATCGGCGGCACCGACGGCGCGGCTCCGACCTGGGACCATATTGTGCAGTTGTGGACCGAGGTTGCCCAGGACAATGCCGATTTTGGCAGCCTTGGCTATATGACCAACTCCAAGGTGCTTGGCAAGCTGATGCAGACCGAAAAAGCATCAGGCACCGGGCGTTTTATCGTTGAGCAATTCCCGGACAATGACGGATTTACCGGCCTGGCCGGGTCCAGGGCCGGGGTATCCAACCAGGTGCCGGGCGATCTGGATAAGGGCTCAAGTACCGGCGTATGTTCGGCGCTGATATACGGAAATTGGGCCGATTTGATTATTGCCATGTGGGGCAGCTTGGACATTGTTGTCGACGGCATAAGCTCCAATGACGGCGGGGTAACTGTTAAGACCTACCAGGATATGGACGTCGCCCCCCGGAACGCTGGCAGCTTTTCGGTAATGCTTGACGCCCTGACCAGCTAATACCAGGTAACAACCAGGCAGCCGGACCAGTAAAAGCCGGGGCCAGCTGCTTGGCAACCATTAATATATGACAAGGTATAACAATATGAAACGCGAACCGGAAAACGTAAAAATCAAGCTCACCCGGCCCATGATCTATAATCAAAAGGCCGTTGAAAAAGACACTGTGCTGACTGTCACGCCCAGCGAGGCCAAGCGCTATATCAACATGAAAAAAGCGGTGCCGGCTGGCGCACAAAAAAAATAGGCGACCATGTTTGAAGACGATATCGACGAAATTTTTACCCCTGACGTTGCCGAATCCATCACCCTGGCCGGCAACCAGGTGCGAATACTACCAGGCAATGTTTCCGTTGGCCCGTCCACATATACCGGCGAGATACGGACCAGCTGGGATTTTACCGCCGCCACCGCCGATTTGCAGGGGCGGCAGCTATTGCCTGGAATGGAGGTCGATATCGACGGCACAGCCTGGCAGATCGACCAGGTTACCAGGGCGGGCGGCTATATCGACCTGGCCGTTTCACGCCGGGCGACATAACAGGTAATAAGTAATGATACAACTGGACCAAGCCGAGGCGGCCATACAGAAGGTATTGACCGGCCAGCTTTTCGACGTACCGGACGGATCCCCCAGGTCCCTGGTGTACTACAAAGGCGAACGGCCCGCTAAACGCAGCAGCACCACCAGCCAGGACAACGACGTCAGTTATTGCCACCTTTCCCCTGGCGGTTTTCGCTTTACCCGTCAGGGTCTGGCCATTCAGGTGCGGGCCACCTTTGTTTTGTATTCAGCCGGGCAGCCAGCCGACGGCCTGGCCATGATCGAAACCACCATAAACAATCTTAACAGGCTGGCCGGGGCGCAGTATACCCCATGCAGCCTGGTTGGCGAAATAAACGGCAACATTGAAGAGATTGAGCATCCCTATTACTGGCTGGAAATCACCTTGCAGCTATCTAAAATGAATGAGGTTTAACAATGAAAGCATATAGATTTACCGGAACTTTTTTTATAGCCCCGGTTTTAGCAGATGGCAGCCTGTCCGGCAGCTGGCGGCGCGGCGGCAATATGTACCCGCTTAATGTCAAGGTCGAAACGGAGAAGAAAAGCCAGAAATCCATGGAGCATGACCGGGCAGGGCAGACCCTGGCCGTTGCAACCCAGATTTCTGATATTACCGCCAATGCAACATTGCGCCAGCTAGACGGCCGCGCCTTTGCGTGGGCCGTTTCCGGCGAGGCCACGGAAATGAGCGGCAGCGGCGGCACCATTACAGCGGCGGATCATACCGCACTGGCAGTCGGCGATTATCTCGACCTGCCACATGAAAACCTTACAAGCGTGGTTGTGGAAAATTCCGCCCAGGATACCACATACATAAAAGACGTTGATTATTTACTAGATGAAAAACTTGGCTTGCTTGCCATTCCGGTGGGCGGTGACATTTCCGAAAGCGACGCCATAAAAATAAGCTATGACCATGCAGCCCCCAGCGGCTACAGGGTGAGCATAGGCACCAAGCCATTAATTCGGGTTGCCATGAGAGGGCATTTAAAAGAAGCATATAGCGGTGAGGAAATGTCCGTTTTCTTGCGCTCGGTTGTTATGACTGCCCCCGATGGCATTAACCTCATTTCCGAACTCGATGCCGACTATGAAGAGGTACCGGTGGAAATGTCCCTTGAAACCCCGACTGGACAGACTAACCCCGGCACTATTGACGGGGTGCCGCTGTAATCCGGCCATACTTAATACAAACCGCCGGGCCTGTCCCGGCTTTTTATAGGATAGAAAGCAATGGCAAAATCTGAAGTAGTCGACCTGGGGCGCACCCAGGTAACCGTTAGAGAATTGACCCTGGAAGAAATCAAGGAGCTTTTCGATGCCACTGAAAAAAGCGCGACCGATGGTATTGTCAATATGCTGGAGAAGGCGACTACCATCAAGCGGGCCGACCTTATGAAAATGGCCCCTTCTGACATGGAACCTATGCTCGACAAACTGGTGGAGGTTAACAGCTCTTTTTTAGGTCTATGTCGCCGGGCGAACAACCACGAACTAGCGGAAAGTCTGGAAACGCTTCTCAGCCAGGTTTCATTGATTGCGTTTTTTCAGTCATCGCCCACGGCCACGGGCAAAGAGCCTGGAAATACAGTTACAGCGACTTCTTGATAGCATTAAGGAATCTGCCCCATGGTTGAAAACGAAAAGATAGAATATGCCCTGGCCTTGAACCTGTCCCGATTCCGCAAAAATGCGAGGCTGGCGGTGGGAAAAGTTGAGGACATGGACAAGAAAATCCGTAAATCGGTGAAAAACTCCGCCGGAGGATTTAACCAGCTGAAAACCGGCGTTTTAGCGGTGGGCACGGCAGCCACTGCGGTGGCAGCTGGCGGGCTGTTATTGATGAAAAAGGGGCTAGAGGATACCATCGGGCTGGCCAATGTCCAGGAAGATGCCGAAGTAAAACTTGCGGGGGTTATCCGCGCCACCGGCGGCGCGGCTGGCTTTACCACCGGCGAACTCAAGACTATGGCCGCCGGATTGCAGGAGGTGACCACGGCGGGCGATGAAACCGTAATCCAAGCGCAATCTGTGCTTGCCACCTTTAAGCAGATCAAAGGCGACCAGTTTCGCGACGCAACTCAGGCGGCACTTGATATGCAAACGGTTGTGGGCGGCGATTTGCAGGGCTCGGTGACCAGGCTTGGCAAGGCGTTAAATGATCCAGTTAGGGGAGTTTCCGCGTTGAACCGGGTTGGTGTTACTTTCAACGAAACGCAAAAGGCCACTATCAAGCGGTTGCAGCAATCCGGCGATATTATGGGAGCGCAAAAGGTTATCCTTAATGAGCTTGAATCTGAATTTGGCGGCACGGCGGAGGCGATCCGGGGCACATTTAAAGGCTCGGTTGATTCGGCGGCAAATGCCTGGGGCGATTTATACGAGCAGACCGGCTATGCCATTACCAAAAACAAGTTTTTTATCGAGTCAGCCAAACTGGTTGAACAGAAAATAATTGATCTTACTGGCAAGATACAGGGCAATGAGCAGGCCATGCGCGATTTGGCCAAAAAAGGCGGCCTGGCAGTTATTGACGGTATAGGAGCGGCAATCGAGGTCGTCCGCTTTTTCTATAACGGTTGGCAGGGCGTCAAACTAGCCGCCCACGGGGCGGTATGGGGCATTGTAAAGGGCGCGGAACTTGTCATTAAGGGGTTGCGTAAGGTCCTTTTCCCTTTAGATATGTTGCTTACCGGCCTGGAAAAAATTGGGATTATTGATTCTAACCCGCTCAAGGACATGGAAAAAACGGCAGAGGGTTTCGCCGACCATCTTGGCGATGAGTTTTGGAAAAAATTTGACAAGGTGGAGGAAACAAACCGCAAGTTTGACGCGGCCAAAAAGAAGGTTGCCGATTTTCGGGCGGAAATCGCCAAAATATCCACAGAAAAGGTCGACGTTGCTCAGGACATTCAGAACCAAGTGGACGCGGCCACCAAAAAAAATACAGGCGTCAAAAGCTACACCGGCAACGACGAGGCTGCGTTTAAAATGGTGGACGGCGTCTATCAGCAAGTGAACCGGGGCCCGGTGAAAAACACCATAGATAAATTCAAATCGCCGGTGGGCGGCAGCCGGGAGAGCTACGAAAAAAGCAAACAGGCCGACAAAGTGCTCCGGCTCGATCTGCCCAACGGGGCCAGCTTGACAGGCGATTCCGACCAGACCGAAAAGGTAATTGAAGGACTCCAGCAAGCGGGGTTGACGGCGCAATGATACTTTTAACAGACGGCACCACCACTATAAATTTACCGCCTGATATGTACTGGCCGGATCAAAGCTGGACCGGCATTGAAGCGGGCAGCGACGATTACAGCTTGAACGGGTCCCTGCATATCGACCCCTTTGTCAAACAGGCCGGGCGGCCCATTACTCTGCAAGGCGGCGAGAACTTCGGCTGGGTAACATGGCAGACTGTCCTTGACATGGTGGCCTGGGCTAAAGACCCGGGCAAGGAAATGACCATTACTATCGACAGCACAAGCTACACCGTCCGCTTTGACTACAGCAAGGGCGACCCGGTAACGCATACGCCCATTTTCATGCTTAATCCGCC